TTAGCAGAAAAACGATTAATCACTTGACATAAAATGCTGTTTTTGATATAATCGCAGTCAGTGGTGGATAACCACGTCCAAAATTTCTATACATTCCCTGAGGAGCTAATCATGCCAAAAGTCGGTGGTAAACATTATTCATATTCAAAAGCAGGTATGGCAGCAGCGAAAAAAGAATCCAAAAAAACTGGTAAGAAAATGACTATGAAAAAAGGCAAGAAAAAATAATGTCTAAAAGAGGGTTATATGCAAATATCCACGCAAAAAGGGAAAGAATCAAAACTGGTTCAGGAGAAAAAATGCGTAAAGCAGGAGCAAAAGGAGCACCCTCAGCAGCAGACTTCAAAGCAGCAGCAAAAACAGCCAAGAAACCTAAGCGAACTACTAAAAAACGTAAGTGACTGTGTGTGAAAGCCCATGCACTTATGAGTGCTATTTAATTGATGACAAATGTATAAGATGTCAAAGAACATTATGGGAAATAAGAAACTGGGTAAAATTGACAGATAAAGAAAAAGAGCAGATAATTGAAAGATGCTCAAAATATTCGTAGGATTTGATGGAAAAGTAGAACCGATTGCATATCATGTGTTTTGCCAAAGCGTTATAGAAAAAGCAAGTATTCCGGTCAGCTTTACACCATTAGCATTAAATACATTACCAAACTATATGGAAACTCATAGTGATGGTAGTAACGCATTTATATATTCAAGATTTTTAGTTCCTTATCTTTGTGACTTTCAAGGACAAGCATTATTTGTAGACGGCGATATGTTATGCCGAACAGATATAAATGAACTATTAAAAGAAATAGACGTATCAAAAGCAGTATCCGTAGTCAAACATGACTATAAAACAAAACACCCAATCAAATATCTTGGAAATAAAAACGAAGATTATCCAAAAAAGAATTGGTCTAGTGTTATACTATGGAATTGTGGGCATTTTAAAAACAGGGTATTAACTCCTGAATACATAATGACCGCAACAGGTAAACATTTACATAGATTTGAATGGCTCACAAATGAGTTTATAGATTTAGTAGGTGAAATACCAAAAGAATGGAATTGGCTAGTATCTGAATACGATTACAATGAAGATGCTAAGTTAGTTCATTTCACCATAGGAACACCATGCTTCAATGATTACAATAGATGTGATTATGCAGAAGAATGGAGTATGGCATTAGATAATTTACTAATACCTTTAGAATATTAAACAACCAACCATTTATGGAGTTGAAAATGATTAAAAATTGTGCAACTTTCGGAGTTATAAAGGGGTCAAAATGCAAGGAGTAGAGCATATCCCAACAGAAGAAAAACGAAAGTTAGTAAGAACGCTTGCCGCAGTAGGAATCACCTATGAAGATATTGCAGCAAAAATAGATATAAGTTCAGATACATTAGTTAAATACTACAAGACAGAATTGACTGATGGTCGTGTTGATGCTAATGCAAACATAGGTCAAAAGTTATATCAACAAGCTAGTGGAGGCAACACTCAAGCACAGATATTCTGGTTAAAAACTAGAGCTGGCTGGAGTGAAACTAACAAACATGAAATAACAGGTGCGAATGGTTCAGCAATACCATTAAGCGTAGCTGTAGAGTTCGTAAATGCAGAACCCAGAGACGAAGAAGTTTCCGAGTAAACTTCAATTCTTATTTCAACCTCACCGATACAAAGTAGCGTATGGTGGTCGAGGTAGTGGTAAGTCATGGGGATTTGCTAGAGCATTATTAATAGAGGCGGCAAAAAAACCTTTACGTATATTATGTGCAAGGGAAGTTCAACGCTCTATTAAACAATCAGTTCATCAATTATTATCAGACCAAATACAGTCAATGGGTTATGGTGCTTTTTATGAAGTGCTAGAAACTGAAATAAGAGGCGTAAACGGAAGTCAAATAAACTTCACAGGTCTTGCTAACAACACAGTAGAAAGTATTAAATCTTTTGAAGGTGTAGATATATGTTGGATTGAGGAAGCACAGACTGTTAGTAAACGCTCATGGGATATATTAATACCAACGATACGTAAACCTGATTCAGAAATATGGGTAACATTTAACCCTGATTTAGATACTGATGATACTTATACTAGATTTGTAGTTCACCCACCTGAAAACTCAGTTGTTAGAAAAGTTAATTGGTCAGACAATCCATGGTTTCCTGATGTGTTAGACCAAGAAAGATTACATTCAAGAGCAAACAGTCCTGATTATGAAAATATATGGGAGGGTGAATGTAAATCAGCAGTTGACGGAGCAATATATGCTGACGAAATAAGGGAAGCACAAGAGCAAGGAAGAATAACTAATGTTCCTTATGACCCTATGCTGAAAGTTCACGTTGTTATGGATTTAGGCTGGAATGATAGTATGTCGATTATCATGGTTCAGAAAGGCGTATCAGATTTAAGAGTCATTGGTTATATAGAAGATGACCATAGAACTCTAGATAGTTATTCAGCACAGCTAAAAGACTTACAATATAACTGGGGAACAATGTTCTTACCACATGATGGTCAGTCAAAAGATTTCAAATATGGTATATCAGCAGAAGATATCATGAGAAAGCAAGGCTGGGATATTAGAATCGTTCCTAAACTTGACGTAGAATCAGGAATTAAATTAGCAAGAATGAACTTTCATAAAGTTTATTTTGATAATTCAGCCAATCGTTTGATTGACTGTTTAAAACATTACAGACGTAATATTAACAACACTACTAACGAACCGACAGCACCTGTTCATGATGAGTATTCGCATGGCGCAGATGCTTTTAGGTATTTATGTGTATCAGCAGATAAAATGACCAATGAGTCATGGAAAAATCAAGAGATACATTACTCTAACATGGGAATTGTTTAATGGAAAAACTAACTGACGAACAGATACTGAGCAAGATAGATAACGAAGAACAGATTGCTTATGGTATCAATGACGCAGCATTATCAGCTGAGCGTGCTGAGGCAATTAATTATTATCTCGGTGAGCCATTCGGTAATGAAATAGAAGGACGTTCACAGGTAGTCTCCTATGACGTTCAAGACACTGTTGAATCTGCTTTACCACAGTTGCTTAAAGTGTTTGTATCCGGTGATGAAGTCGTTAGATTTGAACCTAAAAACCCAGAAGATGTAGAATCAGCAGACCAAGAAACTGATTATGTTAATCACGTTGTTATGGAAAAAAACAATGGGTTTGAATTAATGTATGTTTGGTTTAAAGATGCACTTCTTTCTAAAAACGGATATGTCAAAGCATATTACGAAGAAGAAGAAGAAATAGAAGAAGAAGAATATGAAGGATTAACTGACCAACAATTAGATATGTTGGCTCAAGATGATAATATTGAGATATTAGAGCACGAATCCTATCCTGACCCATCTGCTCCTAAGATGCCATTAACACCTGAGATGCAAACTCCTCCTGATATTCAAAGAGATGATGGCAATATCACAATAGAACAAGCATCAATGCAGGCTTTTGAAGTACCGATGCTTCATGACGTTAAAATAGCAGTCAAAGAAGTTAATGGTGAAATTAAAGTTAAAAATGTAGCACCTGAAAATATTATGGTATCTGTTGACTGTATCGGAACAGATTTAAATACAGCACGTTTCGTTCAACATCGTGAGTTAATGCACCCATCAGAAGTTGCAGAAATATTTGATGTTGATGAAGATGAAATCAACGAAATCATGGCAGAGTTAGATGAGTTTGAAATTGAATCTAATGCTCGTGATATATATTCAGAACAATATGATAGAGCCGTAGATACTTCTGACGTATTGGTTCGTGATACTTACATTAAAATAAATGGCGAAAGACAACGTCTCGTATTAGTAGGTAACAGAATTATCTATCGTGATGAATCATGCGACCACGTTCCATTTGCTTGTGTATCTCCTATGTTAATGCCTCATAGGCACGTTGGACGTTCTTATACAGACCTTACTCGTGATATTCAAATGATTAAATCTACATTAATCAGAGGTCAATTAGATAATATGTATTTATCTAATAACGGAAGATATGCTATCTCTGACCGAGTTAATTTAGATGATATGTTGACTTCCCGTCCGGGTGGCGTTGTGCGTGTTGATGGCGACCCAGCTTCAGCAATTATGCCAATGGCTCATGCTCCATTCCCACCAACATCATTCCAAATGGTGGAATATATGGACGACATGAAAGAAAAAAGAACAGGTATTACAGCATATAATCAAGGTTTAGATTCTAACAGTCTAAATAAAACTGCAACAGGCGTTCAACAAATCATGTCAGCTGCTCAACAGCGTTTAGAGTTAGTGGCTAGAACATTTGCAGAAACAGGTGTTAAAGATTTATTTTTACTTGTGCATCGTCTAGTAAGAAAAAATGTAACGAAACCTGACATTGTAAGATTAAGAAACAAATGGGTAGAGATTGACCCAAGAGCATGGAAGAATCGTAAAGACTTATCTATTTC